TCCATCTTTTTTACCCTAATTGCATATGTCTGATATCTTCCCTCGGAAATCTTTCCTTTTTTCTTGCGTAACCAGCGTTCAGCCCACTCCCCGAAGGTATCCCGTTCTGCCGAAACATCAATGCCCTTGCCGATTTTCAGCTTGACCTCCTGTACCTTGCGGTCAAGCTCACGCTGTGTGTCAGCATATACGTATTTATATTTGCCGTCTCCGAGATAGACTTTTGACTGCAATCGTCCGTCGGAGCGCTTGGTGTTCTTTGCTCTTGCCATGTTTAACCCTCCTTTTGCAGTTGACTGCAATGCCGTTTTCCCCGTTCCGTATGGTTCGGGGGATTTTTGTTTGTCAACCATTTTGTGGAGGTCAACAAAATGCAGTTCTGCGCCGTTTGAGGTGAATTTATGTCGAATATAAATCTCCGTTCATAATGTCGAAATGCCTGCGATAGCGCTTGGGAATAGTAACGGGAACGTCATAGCCGATCTCTTTTAAGGCTTTGGGAATGATACGCATACCGTCCTTGAAAAATTCTTCTATGCGTTTGTCCTTGTGAGTGATACTGCTGTAGTCAGGAGGGCAGACAAAAGTCCAGTCAGCTCCCTCACCGTCCACGACAAGGCGGAAATATTTGTCTATATCCGCATCAGAACCTTTCACTTTTCGCAAAAGAATGTTATGCTCCACCGCTTCATCTATCTGACTTGCGATAACGGTATCACCGTCAAAAGAGATAAGCACAAGGAGCGGCTCGTCTGCTTTGACCGCATTATCGAAGTCCTGCTCATTGGGGTATTTAGTGATGTTCATTGTTTGTGATCCTCCTTTACCTTATCTCGCTCAGAAGAATAACAGCCCTGCCGAGTATCCGGATATCGTTAAGTTCTTCGTTGACGAATACAAACGGCTCATATGCGGGATTTTCGGGGTTGAGGACAAGCTTATTCTTTTCTGGGTAATAGTACACCCTTTTTAATGTTACCTCGTTATCTATGGAGACCGCAGCTATCTGACCGTTCTCCACCGCAGGGCAAGTTCTGATAAATACTATATCACCATCGTTTATGCCCGCATTTATCATGCTGTCGCCCTCGCAGCGCAGGCAGAAGTCCGCTTTTATTTCTGTGGGGAAAGATATCCATTCGTCTTCTTCACGGTATATAGGCTTTCCGCAAGCTACCGCACCCACAAGGGGAACCTTGCGCATTTCGGGTATGGGCATAATGTTTAGGTATTTTTCAAATAGGTTTTCAGATCTGTCTTCTGTAAATGGAATGTCGGTGCGTCCTATAAGATAATCTATTGATACTCCAAAATATTTAGAGATCAAAATGAGCTGTTCTGAGTTCGGTCTCCTTGCTCCCTTTTCATAATTCACGTATGTTGTATATGGTAAATTTAAAGCAGTTGCCATTTGGCGCATATTATAGCCTTTGCTTTCACGCAGTGTTTTTATTCTATTGCCAATCATGTGATCTGCCCCTTTCATATATTTATAATATACCCATTTTTGGGAAAAGTCAATATGAAAAATACTCATTTTGGCAATATGCTCAAATTGGGTATTTATTTTTTTGTTATGGTATTACTCAATCTGGACATCAACGGTTACTCGCTTTGGGCATATAATGGGAATGTGCCCAAAATGAGTAACGGCGTAAAGGAGATGAATAAATGTACCCTAATATTGAAGCTGAAAGAGCACGAAAAGGATTAACCAAAGAAGAGCTGGCTGCTCTTTTTGGCTTGTCAGCCGAAAAATAAGGGAGCGGAAGCCCTGCTGAAAATCTGCGGACAAATTGCGGACAAAATGCGTACTCCAAACGCCGTTTTTTGTGCTATGCTATTATCATAGCAAAGTGTAAAGGGGGCATATTATGCGCAAAAGCTGCGTATATTGCGGCGGCATACACCCACAAGGCTATGTCTGTCCCTATAAGCCCAAGAACCGCAAAGGGCGCTCAAAGGCGGACAAGTTCCGCTGCACATCTGCGTGGCAGAAAAAGCGTGCGTATATTGCTGCAAGAGACCGTCATTTGTGCCGTATTTGCCTTGCAAACGGCATATATTCGCAGGATATACAGGTACATCACATCACGCCTCTTGCGGAGGACTACGACAAACGGCTGGACGATGATAACCTCATCAGTCTTTGTCCGCTGCACCACGAAGCCGCAGAAAAGGGCGATATTTCAGCAGATATGCTGCGGACCCTGGCAGCTTCTCCCATATTCGACTGATATCCCCCCGGGCCATGTGCTTTAGTCAGATAAAGTCTTTTAGACCAACGCCTGCCCTCTGTACACAAAAAATTCCCTAAATGAAATTTTCGGAGGTGAGAGTGTGAGCAGACCTGCTAAAAGCGTCAGCGTTACGTCCAAGCATTTGACGAAAGAGGAGAAGGAAGCCCGTTCAGACAAAGAGGAAAAGCTCAGGGGCAAAAGCAAAAAGCCGCCGACTGCCCCAGTGTGGCTGACGGCAAATCAGAAGAAGATTTTCAGGCTCATTGTGGCGGAGCTGAAAGAGGCGGATATCCTGTGCAAGCTTGATGTGTGGATATTACAGGAGTGCGTCATTGCGATAGACAGTCTGGAGCAGATAGACAAGGCCTGCAATGCTGACCCCACGCTCATATATGCCAAGGACGTTCTTTCCGCAAGAGAGAAAAATACAAAGATACTCTTCCGCTGCTGCAACGAGCTGTCGCTCTCGCCTCAGTCCAGAGCCAAGATAGCAAACATCAACGTTCAGGCTGACGATGGAACGGCTCTTCTCAGGGCCATTCTTGCGGGAGACGGTGAAGACGAGGAATGAATGCGTTCTGTTCTTTTAGAGAATCGGGCGCATTTTTTATGCCCAAATGAAAGGATATGATATTATGAAAAAGTTATTTATTTCCCAGCCTATGAGAGGCAAATCAAACGAGGAGATCATTGCGGAAAGAGAAAAAGCCGTCAAGTCAGCTGCTGAAAAGCTCGGCGAACCTGTGGAGGTCATTGATTCGTTTTTCAAGGACGCTCCTGTCACTGCTGCTCCTCTGTGGTTTCTCGGCAAGTCCCTTGAAGCACTTGCGGGAGCGGACATTATCTATTTCTGCCCCGGCTGGGATACTGCGAGAGGGTGCAAAATAGAGCATCAGTGCGCTGTTGAATATGGCATAGAGAGGATCTATGAGTAAAAGGGGTCGAAATCGACCCGGATAACCCCCTCGATTTCGAGGGGTCAAGAAAGGGTGATGAGATGGATTTTGAGATAAGGGCGGACGGTGTCCTACACATTGAGGGCTACGTTAATGCCGTTGAGCGTGACAGCCGCATTGTGATGTGTCCCGAGTGCGGCAAGTGCGTTGAACAGATCGCCGCAGGCGCTTTCGGCAATGCTCTGAGGGCGGCTAAAAATGTTGATATGCTGTTCAATCACGACAAGGGGCGGAAGATAGGTTCCACTTCCGAGGGCACGCTTACCCTTACAGAGGACAGTATCGGGCTGAGGGCATCGGCGGACATCACTGACGAGGAAGTTGTGGAAAAGGCAAGAAACGGGCTTCTCCGTGGCTGGAGCTTCGGGTTCAGGGCTACCGACACCGAAATAGAACAGCGTTCTCAGGGCGTACCCAGACGGCACGTAAAGGCGCTGAACATCTCCGAGGTATCGCTGATAGATGACCGTTACCGTCCCTGTTATGCAGGCACTTCCATTGAGCTGAGAGCTGACGAGGAAGCGGAAGAAGCGGATTTTACGGAGCTTCGCTTCAATCCCTATCACGACCCGACAAATGGACGATTTACCACAGCTGGCAGTTCAGGCGGCGGATTTTTATACTCCAAGGGCGGCAAGTCTGCGTATGTGTTTGAACGTGATATTGATGGCGAGTATGAGCAGTGGAAAAATTCCAGGAGTGGAGCAAAGAAAGAACTTGACAAAGCCAAAATATCCAAAGCAAATGCCCAAGGCTCAAATTTCTACGATGCGGGCAGTGCAATAGCCAGAACATATGACAGAGAATATGATGAAATTGGAACTCTCAATCTTTCAGATGACGAAAAGAATGCTGCACGTGATAAAATATATGAATACTCTGCGGCTGAACTTGAAGCAAGACAGAAGTATTTCGATGTTTACACCGTAGGTCCCGCCCGTAAGGTTGCCGGTTCTGACAAAGCGTTTGACAAATCCATGAATATAGCGGGAGAGCACAGTACATATATGAACTCGCTCCGTGATAAATCAAGTAAAAACACACGCCGTCAAAACGAAAAAAAATTTGACGAGGCGTTCAAAGCCGAAGCTTCCAAAGCAGCTGAAACAGGAGCAAGAGAAATAACGGTAAACGGAGAAACGTATTTCCGCAGGACAAAATCGAGTGGCTCATGGGAAAATGGAACGCTAAGAGACGACCAAGCAAAAAGAAAATTTATGAAGTCTCAACAGAATATGTTTATTGCTGACCGCAAATCATGGGATAGCCTGAGCAGTGACGAAAAGGCAAAATATTATTCCCGTGCCGAACCCGACGCTCCCGACTTCTCCGCTTTTGAAAGCCGCATAGCCAAAGCAGAGATGAGAGGGTATGAAATGAGAGCGGAAATGCTGTCCGACCCGCCCTGAATGTGGGAAGTGAGATATAATCCGTATCACGATGATAAGGGGAGATTTGCAAAAAGTCCTCATTCAAGCTCCAAAAAGAACTTGACAAAGAGCGGAGTAAATGTTAAACTTGATTCAAAAGGAAAGCCGTTCAAGTTTGAAACAGTACAGCTTCCCAAAAAAGAATATGCCGAGGTAATGAGTGAGATAGGCAGATGGTGGCATGCCAAATATGACGGAGTTGAATTTTGCAGAATGGATTTTACTAATAAAACCTATTACTTTGAAAATCGAGGTATCGGAGATTACAACATTTACAATGTCAGGAGGAACAAGAAATGACGGTTTCAAATAAAAAAGATAAGCTGCGTAAACTGCTCGAAAGGACTCCTAAGGCATATAATGACTTCATAAACGGAACTCTGAGAGATGCAGATGAATATAACGCATACGACAAGCTTATCGGCTTTATGGAAGAAAACCCGAACGCAACCTCTTCCGATGTGACATATTTTCTCACTGTAAATATCCTGGAAATTAAACCAATTAAATAAGCCGCTCTTAAGAGCGTTGACATAGGAAAACAGGAAGAAACCCAGTAAAATCAACGCTTTTAAGGGCAGAGGGCAAACAGGTTAGCTCAAAAATTGAATAACCAAGCGTCAAAAGGGATGTTACCGCAAGGCAGCATCCCTTTTCGCATACGCCCACGCCGTAGATTTTGAGAAAAGTCTACGGCGTTTTTTTCTGCCCAAATCTGAGAGGAGGTGCAGCCACAATGTACTTTACGAACGGCAGCAGCCGTGCGTTTGAAATGCTTATGCGGGGAAAGCCCGGCTTTGACCGCTACGAAAACGGCGGCTGTGCCGACTGTGAGGATTGCAATACCTGTCACTTTTACCGTCCGCATTGGAAGTACCAGTTCTGTGTGTACGCGGAATGTCCGTATGAGCCGGGCAAGCTGACCGCCCTCCGGCGCGGCACGGCGAAGTGAGCGAAAGGAGCTGATAACCTATGGCAGTATTTCGGGTGGAGCGCAACAGCGGGTACACCGTCATGTCAAACCACCATCTGCGAAACAAGGAGCTGACCTTGAAAGCCAAGGGGCTGTTATCGCAAATGCTGTCCTTGCCGGAGGATTGGGACTATACCCTTGCGGGGCTGTCCCATATCAACCGTGAGAGCATCGACGCGATCCGCACCGCTGTATGGGAGCTTGAAAAAGCCGGATATATCCTGCGGCGGCAGGGACGCGATGAAAAAGGCAAAATGACTGCTATCGAATACACCATCTATGAGCAGCCGCAGCCGGTGTTGGAAAATCCAATACCGGGTAAACCGATGTTGGAAAATCCGACAACGGATAATCCGATGTCGGAAAATCCAACGCAATTAAATAAAGATAGATCAATAACTAACTTATCAAAGAAAGAAAAATCAATTACGGATTTATCAAATACCGATTCCTTTCCTATCCTTTCCCCTAACCCCTCACCTTGCAGGGCTGCGCCGGAACGGAGAGGAATGGAAGCGTTCAAGCAGAGCGCCGTAGATATTTACCGTGAAATCATCATGGAGAATATCGAGTATGACGCACTCACGCAGGACCCGAAAATGGACAAGGAGCGTTTGGACGAGATTGTAGACCTCATGCTGGAAACTGTCTGCTCTGCGCGAAAGACGCTCCGCATCGCTGGCGACGATTACCCCGCCGAGTTGGTA